TCACTTGATGGACGCCTGGGCTGCCTTCGTGGCAGCCGACAGCGCGGCGCCGTCGAGCACGCGCGCCAGCTCGGAGTGAGGGATCACCGTCGCGGTCCCAAGCTTCCGAGCCGCGATCTGCCCCTCGGCGATCATCTGGTAGATCGTAGAGCGGCTGACCCCGAGCACCGCCGCGGCATCCTTCGGTCTGTAGGCCAGGGGTTGGATCGCCTCACCCATTGCTTCCACCCCGCTCTTTCAGCCCGGCATCACGCGCCCGGTTCAGTTCGCTCATCATGTCATGCGAGCCGCCCGGCCGGTCCGGGTGCCGCTCGCGCGCCAGCTTCCGGAACGCCGCCTCGATCTCCTCGGCGCTGGCGCTCAGAGGTACAGCGAGCACCTGCCACCAGGGCGTTGCCCCCGGTGCCGGCAGCGCGCGAAATCCCGCGAACATCTCTGCGACGGAGGCGACACCATGCCGCTCAATGGCGCGGGTCGCCTCGATGTGCGCGGCGATCGCCGCGATGTTGTCGGCCGTGCGGAGGTATGTGTCACACGGCAGGCAGTGTGGCTGCCCGTCCAAGACGAAATAGACCGCCACCCCTGGATCGTCAGAGCTCGGCTGCTTCGCCCGAAACCGACCGTCCAGTCGTTTCTCGAAATTGGTGCTGAGCACCGGGAGCGTGGCGCCGAGTCGGCTCAGCTCCGTCTCCAGCCGTTCGACTGCGTCGTCGATGGACAGATGGTATTGCGAGCGCCACCCATACTGATCGTCTTTGACCTTGCGGAACTTGGCCTCGCGGCGCAGCTCCGCGGGGGTCCGACGTCGCCCCTGCGGCCACTGAAGCGGATAGGCCTGGGTCATCAGAAATCCCCCGGCGCGACTTGGCAGCAGACGATGCCCCGGGCCCGGTACATCGCGACCATCGACGCCCGGTCCTCGAAGACCAGAGCCGGCGTGCGTCCCTCGTCCAGCCATTCGGCCTTCAGCACCGTGTCGGGCCGGTGATCGCCGGCAGCGCGCGTCCGGATCGGGATGTGCCCCAGCCCGTGCTCGGCGAGCCACACAGTGGTCTTGTCCTTCACCTCGTCGGAGCGACCAGACCAGATCTCGACCTGCGCGCCGGTCGCGTCGAGCGCGAGCAACGTGCGGATGATCGGGTGGCAGGGCTGATCCTGGTCACAAGCGGCGTAGAACCCGCGCCAGTCCTTCTCGCGGCCGGGCCGGTTCAGGAAATGCGCGCGGTGCTCGGTCAGGGCGAGCGTGCCGTCGAGGTCGAACACGACGAACATGGGCTTCCTCATGTGGCTGCTGATCTGGAGTTCCAGGGCGTCGTCGGTCGCGTTCATGCTGCCCTCCCGCTCGTCGCCTCGGTCGGCCGCACACCGTGCTCGGCCAGCGCCTCAAGGTCCGGGATCATCTCGGACCGGATCTCCGAACGGGCGTAGGTCCAGCCCGGCAGCAGGGTATGCCAGTAGTGGCCGCGGGGACCGTTCACCCGGACGAGGCCCGGTAGGTTCGCCCAGGTCTCCCACCACTCGCCGCGGCGCGGCCGGGCAAAGTCGATGTGCGCGACGCTCTTGGCGCCCACGAGGTTTGGGTCGGCGATCGCGGCCCGCATTGCGCGGGCAGCCTCGCCAGCCTGGCGGCGCTCGTCGTCGGTCGGCGGCGGCAGGGGCTTCGGGGCTCGCTTCGTCATGCCGCCCCCGCGATTTCGAGCGCGTCGGCCGGGGCGAGCGCGGCCCCTAGGTTGCTTAACGAATGGTGTACAGCGCGATCTGTCCCGTCTTGGGAGCGTCCATGTCTATTGAACGTCGAGAACTGCACCGCAGGCGGACATATCTGGCCGGAAAGATCTCCTTCGATGCCAGCTATTGTGTCGTCGATTGCTTGATCCGCGACATGTCCCGAAACGGGGCCCGGCTGGCTTTTTCCAGTACAGCCATCGTACCGAGCCACTTCGACCTGCTGGTGCCGAAACACGGATCGAGGCTGCGAGCCGAACTGATCTGGCGTGAGGCTGATCAGGTCGGTGTAACTTTCCTCGACTGATTGGAAGCGGTCACCGGGGTGCGCATGGCGCTTCCGGCCAACCTGAATCTGCCGCCACATGGTGCCGGCGACGCTCGGCGGGGCGAATTGCTTCTTCAAGCTGTAGGCGGCCATCAGCGGCGAGCCTCTGCAGCAACTTGTGGTTCAGCTTGGCGTTGTGTGTCCGCCAGGAGCACCCGATGCCTCTCATCCTCGTCGTGCCAATCGTGATGATCGCCGTGCTCGCCGCCGGAGCATTCGCGCTTCGTCAGGCAGAAGGGCATGCGGCCGAACTGCGCGAGGCGCTGTTCCTGCTGCTCATGCTGGCCGTCGTTTCGGCAGGCGTGTGTCTGGTGACGGTCTTTCCGAGTGGCGCCTCCGCCGAAGTTGTGCACGAGACGGCCGGCAGCGTTTCGGCCTGAGTCCGAGCGTTTTAGTTCAACCACGGTGCGCCTCCGGCATGCTGTCGAACAGATCGCCCTTCGCACCCTCGGCATCGGCCTCTGCACGCAGCTTGCACGCGATCGCCTGCATGAGCGCGATCTGACGGTCGGCGAGCGTCTGCGTCATGCGCTTGGCCTCGACCCTTCGTGGATAGGCCCGAAGACGGTGCGCAAGCTCGCGCTCGGCGCAGGAGGCCAGGTCGGCGGCGGTGAAGATTGGCTCAACCACGGGCGCCTCCTGTCGCGAGGGCGGCACAAATGCAACATTTGTCTGCAACCTGATCCGCCTGAATCGATTTTAAGGCCGCTTTCAATGTAATTCCGGCCGAAATATAATATGTCTGGAACCGGGCGATGACGAAATTACGCTGGGCGCTGATCAGCGCAAGCGCTTTAATATTGTTAATCGAAGGCGTTGCTCTGAGATATGAATTTATTGCAATTGAGGCGGGCAACGATAGTTTTATTAAGGCATGCTCTCTGTCATTCGCATGTTTCTTTGCGTTTTGCATGTCGTTTCTAAGGGATTGAGCTTCAGCGCCGGAAATGGGCTGTGATCGCTCGGCGGCCGCCTCGATCGTCTCGCGCGTGATAGTGCTGGACTCGGCCATGGGGCTACTCCGCGGCGGTGAGGGGGACGGGGCTGGCCCCGATGAGGAGCGGCTGCACAGTCCCGTCCGGGAAAATCGCATCGAGCGGCACGTCGGCAGTTGGCTCGTCACCGGTCCATCGCTGCGGCCACGTTCCGGCGGCGATCAGCTCGCGGATGCGGGCTTCCTCCTCGGCGTTGAGCAGGTCGACGCGAGGCCGGCCGAGCCGGTCAGCCTCGGCGTTGCAGGCGGCCTGGATGGCGAGGATCCGGTCGAGAGCTTCGAGACGCGCCGGCAGGGTGATCGGGCCCATGCGCTGCTGGTTCGGCACCAACGTCCCGTCTTTGCGGGTTTCGCCGCCGGGCTGGCGCAGCCGGTTACGGGCGAGCCGGAGATCACGGTAGACCGGCCGCAGGCCAAGCAGCGGCGCCAGGTACGACCAGGCCGGCAGCGCAACGACCGCCTCCAGAGCCTTGTCACGGGACGCCAGCGGGCAGCCCACGCAGCCAGTGCGCGCGTTCGCCTCCTCAGCCTCGTCGCCTCCGTAGGCGTCGGCCAGCATCGCCGTCGCCCAGCCGCCATAGGCCCGCATCGGGGCGTAGACCCGCAGCCAGTCCCAGACGTTGCAGACCCGCCAGTGCAGGATCGGCGCGAGGGTCGCGAGGCGCCCGCGGACCCCCTTCATGTCGGGCAGGACCTGCTGATACCAGCTCTGCCCGCACTCGGCGCCGTCCTTCGAGCAGCTCATCTCTATCCGCTTGTCGCGGATCGCGCTCTCGCCCTGGCGCACGCCGGTGATCGTCAGCACCGTGTCGGTCTCGGGCAGGCCTGCGAGGTCCGCCTCGATCGCGGCCGCCATCGGGTCGATCTTGATCTGCCGGGTGCACCAGCGGAGCGTGTTGTTGTTCGGCGGCGGGACGCCCCGCCCGAGGATGTAGACGAGGAAGCGGCGGTCGAGCGGGGCGGTGACAACTCGCAGCCGGATCCACGGGAAGCGGGCGAGCCGCGCCATGACGTCGGCCGCGGCGATCGCGAGCGGCGTCAGCTCCTGACGAGTGTCGGCATAGTAGACGGTCAGGGTCTTCGGTGGCGCGAGGCGACCGGCCTCGATCAGGTGGACGATCAGCGTGAGCGTCGCGGTCGAGTCCTTCCCGCCGGACCAGGCCATGGCCCAGTGCTCGTGCTTCGGCCCATGCAGCGCGAGTGACATCAAGGTCATCTCGACGGCATCGTCGTAGACTAGACGCTCGGCGCCGGCTGCGAAGAGGTCGGACTGGCGCGCGCTCATGCCGCCACCCCATCGCCACTCCCCGAAACAGCTTGGGCAAGACAAACGTCGCTAAGCGTAAAATGCAGTCCGTTGAAGAAGCCGGCAGTTAAGAATTTGAATACAGGTTGTGCCGCCAACTCTAGCGCGAAATAGAAACTTGAGCGCGCAAACATGACCCATGAGAGACGGGCCGGTCCGCGGAGTGAGACGGATCTCAACGGCCGCATCGTGCCAAATTTCGGCCGAGCAGTGGGCTGCACGATCTTAGATCGATCCCCGGGCGGCGCACAGCTCCGCGTGAACAGCGTCTTCGGTCTCCCCGAGACGTTTTTGCTGGAGATCCCGCAGACCGCCGAGCGCATGAACGCTCGCGTGGTCTGGCGCTCGGCGGGCAATCTCGGCGTGGTGCTCGAGGAGCCGATGCGACTGTCGACATAGCGGCAGTCACCTCGAAGGATGCGGACCGTCATGCCGCCACCCCTTCGCCGCTCGCCGGGGCGCCGGACGCCTCGACCGCATCCTCCGCCTGCACGTCGCCGTGCAGCAGCACCGCCAGGGCGATCAGGATCAGGAGGCACACGGCGCCGATGCCGGTCATGAATCCGAGCCAGAACGCCATCACGGGCACACCGCGGCGAGTGCGGCACGGCGCTCGTCCTGGGAGGCTGCACGGTATCGGGTCAGCAGCGCCCGCTCGTCCGGCGTGACCGCGACGTCGACCATGTCGAGGCCGTCGATCAGCGACAGGTCGAAGCCGTACAGATCGGCGATCTTGGCCCGCATCGCCGGCGGCACAGTCTGCTTGGCGCGCTCCCACTTCGACAGCATGGCCTGGGGTATCTCTAGGCGCCGGGCAGCTTCGACCTGGGGCATGCCCTTGCGCAGGCGGGGCTCTCGGATCAGGCGCGCAACGCGGAGTCGCTCGGCCTGCTCAAGGCTGCCGTCGACGCGCTGCGGGCGCGGGCCGGCCTCGTAGCGCGGGCGGGACGGCGGGCGGGCGCCGACATCGCGCAGGAATGTGAGCTCGGTGCGGCTCATCGGGAGCGCTCCGTGAAGGTGTTACGGGGGAGGCCGGCGAGCTTGCTCGGGACGCGGCAGGGCGATGGCTTGTCGGCAGACCGGCCGGGCAGGCCTCGGCCCTGGATCGGCTTCTGCGGCTGCTGCCGGCGGTTCGGATCCGGCGCCCAGCGGGCGATGCTGGGATCATCGGGGGCGATCTCTCCGCGCTCCACCCGAGCGGTCACGAGCTGCCGGGTCTTGCGCATCTCGCCGACGTCACTGCCGGCTGTGGTGGCGCCGGTGCCGCGGGTCTTCACCGCGTGCTTGGCCTTCGGCCGCCAGACGAGGTAGCGCGGATCGTGCTGGTGCGGCCGGTGTTCGCCGGTGGCCGGATCCACGTCGCGAAGCCCCAGGGCGGGCTCGTGATCCAGTTCGAGCTCGACGGGCTCACTGATCGCGACCATGCCCAGGCGCTGCATCAGGTCGGCGATCTGGCGCTTGGAGGCCTCGACCTGCTTAGCGAGCGGGACGGCGCGGCGGGACTCGGCCTTCATGCCGCTCTCCCGACATTCGCGCTGAGCGTGGTGGCCGGCACGCCGATCATCTCGGCCACGACCTCAAGGCAGCCCTGCTTGCTCCGCTGGAAATCGTCGCGGCCCATGGCCCGCAGCGACTGCGACATGGCCCGGAGATGCCGCACGACATTCCGGCGGACCTCGGTCACGCTGTAGGGGTCGAGGCTGGCGATAACGGTGGCGAGGCGCTGGGCCTCTGCCTGCGAGCCGCACACGTGCTCGGTGACGGTGGCGAACCCGGCCTTGATGAGCGCGAACTTGCGCAGGGCCTCAGCGGTCGGGAAGCGCTCGGCCAGATGCTCGGGTAGGGTGCGCCAGGCATCGCCGATCTCGGCGAACTGGTGGCCGTGTGACGCCTTGGAGCGCTGCTCTTCCGGCACGAGGTTGCGGACCTCGCCGATGGCGTAGTGCTTGTCGGCGATGCGCTGCCAGTGCGCCGTGGCGGGCCGGAAGCCGTCGCCTTGCCATACGAACGGAATCGGGGGGACGACGTCGGTCACGAGGCGCCTCCTGCGGATCCGAAAAGGTCGATCTGGCCTGGGAGCGCGCGCACCTGCGGCGGCTGGCGACCCGGCGCGGTGGCGATGGTGGCCCGCCCGAACAGCATCGAGCGGTAGACCGGGGACTGATGAGCGTGCTTCGCCCGATTCGTGCGGCAGGCGCGGACGCGGCCGGTGCGGACGATCACGCCATCGCGGATCGCCCTGGCCCAGACGCTCCCGGCAGCGTTGAAGTGCTGGGCCCGCACGGTCAGGATCGGCAGCACGTCGTCCACGTGGACCGTCGCTTGCCGACGTGCGACCGCCTCGATGGCGGCGTAGAGAGTCGCCGCATACTCGGGCTGCACCCGGGCCTCGGCATCGGCCGCCGCTTCCATGCCGGCATCGCGCCGGGTGCGAGCGTCAATGAAAGCAGTCACGACGCAACCTCGCGCTGCGCCGCCTCGATCGCCTTCTTCGTCTCCAGGGGATCCCGAGAGGAATCCCGGCCCCACCATTCGCGCAGGCCGTGCCGGTTCTGCATCTCCCAGGCGCGCACGGCTGCAGCGTCGCCCTTCAGGTCGCTCAGGTGCTCACGCACCCGGTCGGCGATGCGGCCTATTTCGACGGGCTCCAGCGGCGTATTCGGGCCGAACTGGAACAGGATGGTCCGGCCAGCGCCGATGCGCTCTAGGCGCTCCTGCGTGGCGCCCTCGGCCGCAGCCTCGGACGGCAGCATGTCCGCCACTCGGGACCGGTCGACCTCCTCAGCGGCGTAGACGTTCGCGAAGTCGTCCGGCCAAGCCTTGCGAAGCGCCAGCGCCTCGGCGACCTTCGCCAGCATCAGCCGGGGCATCTTCCCCCAGTTGCCGGACGTGTCGAGCTTCATGATCCGGGTGGCGCCCTCGGCTGGCGCCACGTCGTATTTCACATCGCCGTTCGGCCAGGTCTTGCCCGAGTCCTTGCGGACCACGTCGGACCATTGCTCCGAGAGCGGAGCATACTCCTCCCAGTAGGCCGAGGCCGTGACCCGGTGCCAGGCGCCATGCGCGTGCTTGAACACCCGCACCGTCGCCTTCACGAGGCCGGCCGGATTGCTCGGACCCTTCAATTCGGGATCGAGTTCGAATGAAGGCTCCTCGTCGTCCGGGCGATAGGCGCCCGTCCGGTCCGCGATGGCGCGAAAGCCGTCGATCGCCACGATGATCGACATGCGCCGCTTGGCCGGCTTGTCCTTGTTGTAGACGAACGCGAAGACTTGCCGGCGCAGCGGGTCGAGGCGCAGATGCCGAGCCGTGTGAACGAAGAGGTTGAACTCGTCGTCGTTGGTATCCGCCGCGACCGTCCGGCGGATCAGCGCGACGGTCTTGGCATCGTAGGCTGGCGACGCGCCGGGCAAGGCGACGACGTTCGACATGCTCAGGCCCTCCGGATGCTGATGGTGACGCCGCCGTTGCTCAGGCTGGCGCCGGGCACGTCCCGGCCTTCCTTCAGCGCGGCGAGCAGGGCGCGGCGGTCGAGCTTCGGCGGCTGCGGCTGCCAGAACTCGGCGGGGATGTCGGCGGACTCGCCCTCGATCAGCTTTGGGGCGACTGGGCGCAGCGAAACCGTGCCGCCGTCCGTCTCGATCGCGGGCCGGCCGGAGATCTCCAGGGCCTGAACCAGCAGGCGGCGCTTGAACTCGGCGCGCTCGCCGTAGAGCGACACGCGCTGCGCGACCTGATCCTGGTAGGCCTTGAGGCCAACCGCATGTGCTTCATCCTCGCCGATGGCGTGAACCAGCGCGGAGACCAGACCATCGAGATCCGCCTCGCCCTCCAGGGTGTCCCGGATGAAGGCCTCGTCCCCCTGAGCCAGATCGGCGAGGTGCTCGCGCAAGATGCGAGCGGCCTCCAGCTCCTTGACGGCATCCCGGGCGAAGTCGGGCCGGCGGCGTGCGGCTGCCATCACATCGCCCCCGCAGGGCTGATGACAGAGGGGAGGCGCGCAGCCGGCACGGGCATGCCGGACGCCTTCTCGTTCCGGCCGATCCGGATCTGCATCGCCACAGCAAGCGAGAGGCTGGTGACCTTGCAGACGCTGACCTCGCCCAGCATCAGCGAGTTGGCGGCCTGCTGGTAAGCGTACTCAGCCTCGGCGGCGATCTGGTTGACGCGCTTCAGGCGTTGGTCGAGCAGGCCGTTGCTCAGCCTCGAAGCCCGGACACCATCGTCGATGTCTCGGAGCAGCTTGTGCCGGACCCTAAGGGCGGTCAGCAGCTCGTCGTAGGCGGCTTCGGCCTTCTCACGTAGCGCCGCCGTGTTGCCGCGCGTGTCGTGCTGGTCGGTGGGAATCATCGGGGCGCACATGGTCAGAGCGCTCCGTTCAGGCGGAGGATGCAGACGGCGCCGAGGACGGCCGCGGCAGCGAGGTACAGGGCCATGCCGGCGGCCAGGCCGCGGGCCGTGGAGTCGGGAAGGGCGTCGGCGAGGAAGGCGCGCATCAGAGCACCGGCGGTCAGAGGGGAAGGAGGGCGGCGCTGAGACCGGCCAGAGCCAGTCCAGCGAAGACGACGAGGGGGAGAAGGGCCGCGGTCATGGCTCAGAGGCCCTCGGGCTGCTGGCCGATGATTTGCGCGAGACGCTGAGCACGCTCGGCGGGACCGGGCCGGCGGACGAAGCGGCGTGCGGCGGCATCAAACGGCGTGCGGTCGATGATGTCCTGAATCTCGCGCGCCAGCGGCCGGGTCAGGAGGTTCGTCGCCGGAATCGGCGGCAGATCGTCAAGGCTCGGGGCGGTGTCGAGGATCGGGAGGCGGGAGGCGGCCATAATCAGGCGGCCTCGCGCATCAGGTCGGCGTGATAGTCGGCGAGAGCGGCTGCAGCCTGTTCGGCCTCGATCTGATCGGCGGCCTCAAGGTCGGAAATGACCGCCAGGGCGTCGCCGTAGCTCTGGATGCCTTCGGCTTCGAAGCCGCGAGCAGAGCGGACGGCATGGGCGCCGTCGAGGCATGTTATCCAGTAATCGGAAGGGGCGCGGGACATCAGGGCGTCCTCTGTGGAACGCCCTCACTATTTCTGTTTTTCAGAAGCGCGTCAAGCGAGATTTTCGAATTTCAGAAATATGCCTTCGTCGTCTTCCTCGGTTCGCCTGGCCAGACGGCCGGCCTGCGGTGCCGGAACGATGTTGGTAACTACGGCCGCCCAGTCCACAGCCTGAGCGAGCATCGGCTCGTCGTTGGAGCTGAAGAGATCGAAGCGGCTGTCGTACTTGCTGGCGTGCAGGAACTTCACGACACGCTGGCCGCCCGGCAAACCACAAACGCAGAGCTGTCCGACCTGATCGGCTGTCGGTGGCTCGTGCCGCTCTCCGATGAACACCATGTAGCCGCTCCCCGCGATACCGCGCATGGAATCCCCATCCACCTCCAAAGCTCCGCGCGCGTCGGCTCCACCCTGCGGAATGGCGATCCAGTCGATCGGGCCGCCATTGTCACCGAACAGAACCGCTTCGTTTCGTCCCCCTGAGACCTTCCCCCAGAGTGGTACATAACGGGAACGATGAAAAGTAGGGGGTTCAACTTCTAGGTATTCGGCGATGACCGCCACATCAGAGACTTTCAAAGCCTGATCGCCGTCTAGTAGGCGATTTATCGCGCTTTGAGCGCGGCTTAGGGCCTTCGCGAGGCCGGCGCGGGTTTTCCCCCGGGCGCGACCATCCCCGCTATCCACAACGTCTCTGATCCACTGTTTGTGATCCATGAGTTCGTTGTGCGCACCCACCAGAAGGGCGCAATCTCGTTTTTCAGAAATATCGCTTGACGCATGCTTCTGAAAATCAGAAGGTGCCGGTATGGAGCCAGCCCGTACCATCGTTGAGTTGCTCGGCGGAGAAGCCGAGGTCGCGCGGATCGCCGGCGTCAGCATCACTGCTCCTTATCGGTGGCAGGCGAGCAAGGCGAAGGGTGGCACCGGCGGCGTCATTCCCCACTGGCACATTGGCAAGCTGCTCGAGCATGCGGAGGCGAGTGGCGTAGCGCTCAGCGCTGCGAACTTCGCTCCGGTCATCGCTGCGGTCGCGAACGAACCGCAGATGGCGAGGGCGTCGTGATGACCGCGCTCTGCATCCTCGCAATCATGCTCGCCGCCTGGGGCGCTCTCCCGATGACGGGCGACGACGCGCCTCATGAGGGCCGCTCGATCTCGCAGCAGACCGCCGGGTGCGGCCTTGCGGTGGCGCTCGCTCTCTTCGTCGGCGTGCAGGTGTTCGCATGAGCGCCGCCAGCAGCGTCTCGGTTGATCTTGACATCCCGGCCGGCACACTTCGCGCCACGCTGGCGCACGGCTGCGTCTACTTCGCCTGGCGCCGCCGCGGCTCCCGTTCCTGGGACACCGACCGCAAGAGCCTGGACGAGGCTCAGGCCTTCATCGGTCCGCTCGCCGACGCCGTCGTGACGGCCCGGCGCGCCGCCCAAGCGACGGAGCACTGACATGCTCCTGGATCTCATCTGCCTCGGCATCGCTCTCCTGCCGCAGCTCTCGCTGCTGTTCTGGTTGGAAGCGCCTGAGCGCAGCGATCTCGTGGGTGCGCGGTGATGCGCTTCGCCCACTTCCCCATTCCCGAATTCCGCGGCCGAGACGCACACACAGGGGCGCGGATGACGGGTGCCGGTCTCGTTTCACCCAATAGCGAGGCCGGCACCTCGAGATTTCTCCAGATCCGCGGCGCCAACTGCCCAGCTGGCCCGTCGCGGAGGGCTCTCGGCCGTCCCCCGGTCGCTCATGATCTGCCGAGAGCCCGCACCCCTTCATCGCGTAGCCGAGCTGCCCAGTCGGTGGCCTCTCACCGGAGCATGCGCCGCGTGACGCACGACCCTCGTCATCTGCTCGACCTAGCCGACGCCTGCGAACAGGCTGCCGATCCGATTTTGCAGTCGGCCACCGATATGGAATCGGTGGTGTCCGCCACGCCGGGCTGGCCGGGCATCACGTCTGCAGCTGCGGATCGCCTCGCCCGCGGTGTCCGTCTGAAAGATGCCGCTCAGCACCTTCGCCAGGACGCGCATGATGCCGAGCTTCACGCCTGGCTCGCGCACCGCGCCGCCGGTGGCGACGTGATCCTCGTCCCGCCGGCGGTTGTCGTTCGCAAGGCGCAGGACACGTCCGCGCCCGCGAACGATCGTTGGTCCTGGCGTTCTGCTGCCGCTCGTCTGTTCGGGCGCGTCTGACATGCCTCTCTCCTCACCCCTGCCATCTGAGCGCCAAGCCGCTGGCCAGGGTGCTCGTCGTGTACCTGCGTATCCTTTCGATCCGTCCTTTGCTGTCCATGGCCAGTGCCTCCGTCCGTGTTTCGAGATGAACACGATGGAGTGCACGGGTGCGGACAATTTTTGCCCGGAATCGGACAATGCAGACCGCGGCTAATCTCGCCCTCCCGCTCGTTGGCGCCCTCGTGCGTCATGCCGAGCGTCGGACGGGCTCGCGAATGCTGGCTTACGACGCGGTCGCCCGCTCGATCGGGGCGACCGGATCATGGGTCCGGAAGTTCATCGGCCACCAGCCCGTGAGGCTCGACGCCGACACGTTCCTCCGAATCCACCGCACCTATCAGGCGAACTGCGACCGCTGGGACGCACAGGCTGACGAAGACCGCGCAGCGTTCTTCGCGCTGGGAGGGGGGGACGATGCAATGGATCAGAGCTCGATCAAGAGCCTGGATCTGGCGACAGGCCAGAATACGCCGCGCTGCCGGCTTGCCGCTCCCATGGTGGCTTCGCTGGTGGACGAGGACCGGCAATGACTAGCGCTACGCTCCTCGCCTCACGGCAGAACGCTGCGAGAGTGACGCTGATCCGCCGGGCGTCTGCCGTCGCTCTGATGCTGCCGGATCCGCATCGCTACCGCTTTCGCATCCAAGACATCGCCGAGGTCATGCGCCGCTGGGCTGCGGGCCACGACACCGCTGCCATCGCTGCGGCGACCGGCATCTCCGAGCCCGACGTCGCTCGCATCGTCCACGCGGACGCTGACCGCCGCCACACGGCGCGCGCGGCCCTCAAGCGCATCTGATTTTCACCGCAGCGGGCGGCTCCCGCTCCTATCACCGCGAGGTATCTCCGATGTCACAGCACGATGTGTCGTCTTCCGAAAGTGTCGCCGCCGACGAGCTGAAGCAGTTCGTCGAGCGCCGCGAGCGGCTTGAGGAGGAGAAGGCCGGCATCAGCGGCGACATCAAGGAGCTTAATTCGGAACTGAAGGGCCGTGGCTTCGACCTGAAGGCCTTCAACACCATCATCCGCCTCCGGAAGCAGGATCACAGCGAGCGCCAGGAGCAGGAAGCGATCCTGGAACTCTACCTTCAAGCGATCGGAATGGCCTGATGCTCTCGCCAGGCCGCTACCCTGAATATGACGAGCCAGAGCTCGAAGACGGCGCGGACTGGCTCTCGTCTTGGGAGCCCGATCCATTCGGGCGCCACGAGCATGCCCTGGAGGCTTTGCGCGCCGGGGACGTGGCCACAGCGATCCAGACGGTTGCGGAGTGCGCCACCAGCGATCGCCTCGCCAACTCGCTCGCTCATGAGGCCGAGGATCTTCTGCGAGCGCGCCGGATCGCCGACGCGGAGCTGCTCCTTACCCGGGCTGCCAAGCCGAAGTTCTCGTCCGTCCGAGATGCCCGCGGGGCTTACGGCGCTGTCATGGCCGCCAGCCGTCATCGGCGCCTCGTCGACCTTCTCGCTTTCCACAATCTGGAGTTCGCCCCGTGAAGTTCTTCGTCGAGCGCGATGCGCTGCTGCGCGCCATGGATCATGCGCGCCGGATTGTAGAATCGCGCCACACGATCCCAATCCTGGGTAACGTCGCCCTGTTGGTCGGCTCCGCCGGCCTCGTAATCCGGGCAACCGACCTCGATCTTCAGGTCGAAACTACGTGCCCCGCCGATGTCGTGACCGCGGGCGCAGCCACCGTCGCCGTTGGCACGCTGTTCGACCTGCTGAAGCGCCTTCCCTCTGGCTGCAGCGTCACGCTCGAGCAGGAGGCCGCTGGACGCGTCGTCGTTCGGTCTGGGCGCTCGCGCGTCGGATTGCCGACCCTACCGTTCAGCGATTTCCCGGAGCTTCGGCTCGCTGGTGATGCACACGAGTTCGCGCTGCCGGGCAAAGAGCTCTCCCGGATGCTCGGCGCGGTCAACTTCGCGATCTCCACGGAGGAGACCCGTATCTACCTCAACGGGATCTACCTGCAGGCGATGCACCCGGAGGACGGTGCAGCTGTGCTGCGCGCCGTCGCATCGGATGGGCATCGCCTCGCCATGATCGATATGCCCGCCCCGGAGGGGTGTGCCGGCATGCCGTCGCTCATCCTGCCCCGTAAGGCTCAGCATGAGTTCGCGAAGCTGGCCGATGCGGTCGGCGACGGCCCCGTAAGCCTGTCCGTCCACGCCTCCGGCGTCCGGGCATCGGCCCTCGGAACGGTGCTCACCACCAAGATCATCGACGCGACCTTCCCAGACTACCAGCGCCTCATCCCCGTCGGGAATGACCGTCACCTGACCGTGACGAGCGACCATCTGCGCGGCGCTCTCGACAGGGCGCTCATCGTCATCGCCGAGCGCGGCAACGCGGTGAAGCTGTCGATCGAGGCCGAGCAGGTCACCGTCACGGTGGATGGTAGCGGAGGCGAGGTTCGGGAGGAGATTGACGCGGAGCTTGACGGCTCGCCGATCGATGTCGGCTTTAACGCCAAGTACGGCCGCGCGATCATCGACGCCCTCGAATCCGACACGCTGCGGATAGACCTGGGCGATCCCGGATCGCCGATGATCTGGCGCCGCGGCGGCAACGACGGCCCGCTGTGCCTCCTCATGCCGATGCGGGTCTAGCGCCATGACCGCATCCCTTGGCGCCTATCACGATCTGATCGCCCGCAAGCGCGTCGCCGTCGAGCCAGACGGTCTCAGCCATGTGCCGGCGCTCCACAGCAGCCTGAAACCGCACCAAGCTCACTGCGTGGATTTCGCTCTGCGCATCGGCCGGGCGGGCCACTACCTCGACACCGGATTGGGCAAGTCCTTTGCCGGCCTGGAATGGGGCCGCATCGTCGTAGAGACGACCAACAAGCCGGTGCTGATGCTGGCGCCGCTTGCCGTTGGACCGCAGCACGCTCGCGAGGCTGAGCGTTGGGGGATCGACGCCGCTTACCGTCGGGAGCCGGACGCCACCGATCGCGCTCGTATCGTCATCACGAACTACGAGCGCCTGGAGCGCTTCAATCTCGACGCGTTTGGCGGCGTCATTCTAGATGAATCGTCGATTCTGAAGAACTTCACGGGCGTGACCACGCGCCGGCTGATCGAGGCTTTCAGCCGTACCCGGTTTCGCCTCTCGGCGACCGCCACGCCGGCACCGAACGATCATATGGAGCTCGGCCAGCAGTCGCAGTTCCTCGGCGCGATGCCCTCGAACGAGATGCTGTCCCGGTGGTTCGTCACCGATCAGCGCCAGATGGGCCGTTACCGCCTGAAGCGCGCCGCTGTGCGGCCGTTCTGGGAATGGGTCTCCTTCTGGGCCCGGTGCGTGTCCAAGCCCTCAGATCTGGGCTTCTCGGATGAGGGCTACGACCTCCCCGAACTGAGGACCTGCAGGCACGTCATTGAGGCCGATCGCACTGCGGACGCCGGCTCTGAAAAGGATGGCCAGGGCCGGCTCTTTCGCATGCCGGAGATGTCTGCGACGTCGATCCACCGTGAGAAGCGCCTGACCTGTGCAGCTCGCGCCGCACGCATCGCCGAGATTGTCGCGCTCGAACCCGGCGAAGCTTGGATCCTCTGGTGCGACACAGATTACGAGGCGGATGCGCTCGCGGCGGCGATCCCGGAGGCCGTCGAGGTCCGCGGATCCATGTCAGCCGACGTGAAGGAGGAGCGCCTGGATGCGTTCTCACGGGGCGCGATCCGCATCCTCATCAGCAAGCCCAGCGTGGCTGGCTTCGGCCTGAACTGGCAGCACTGCGCCCGGGTGGCGTTCGTCGGCCTCTCGTTCTCCTATGAGAGCTATTACCAGGCCGTTCGCCGGTGCTGGCGGTTCGGTCAAACACGGCCGGTGCACGTGCACGTGGCCTGCGCCGACACCGAGGCGGCCATCAGCGACACGATCGCCCGCAAGGCCGGGGATCACGAAGCGATGAAGCGCGAGATGACCGCGGCCATGGCCCGGGCCGCCCGTACCTCCGCGATCCTCGAAGACTACCGCCCCTCCCTCAAGGCCGCGCTTCCCGCGTGGATGGTGCCCGCATGACCGAGATCGCATGCAATGCCGTCGCTGGCGGCGACCGGTGGACCTTGTGGAACGCTGATTGTGTCGAGGTCCTGGCCCAGTTGCCCGACAACTCGGTCGACTTCAGCGTCTACTCGCCTCCGTTCGCCAACCTCTACATCTACAGCGATTCCGCCCGGGACATGGGCAACGTCGAAAGCGACGAGGAATTCCAAGAGGCCTACGCCTTCGTGGCGCGCGAGCTGCTCCGGGTGACGAAGCCTGGCCGGCTCGTCTCCATCCACGTCAAGGATCTGGTCTACTACTCGAACGCGAGCGCCAAAGGCGACCGGGGCTTGCTCGACTTCACCGGCGCCTGCGTCCGCACCCACGTGCGTGCCGGCTGGTCGCTGCACAGCAAGACGACGGTCTGGCGCTGCCCCGTCCGGGAGATGACGAAGGCCAAGCCCGATGGCCTGCTCTACAAGAATTTCCGCCTCGACGCTGGGCGCAACCGGCAGGGCCTGCCCGAGTACATCGTGACCTTCCGCAAATGGGCGGACGGCATGGACGAAACCGCCCCGGTTGAGCACCTGCCCGGGCTCTGGCCGGAATGGGCTGGCGAGGGCACGCGGTTCGTGTCGCGCCGCGTCGCCTCGCACGATGGCCTGCCCGACTATGCCGGGCTCAGCGATGCTCAGCAGAAGCGAGATCCTCGCTACCTCGAGGCATTGGACATCTGGCAGCGCTGGGCGTCGCCAGTCTGGGATGACACGTCAGAGACCAACGTCCTGAACGCGAAGCAGGCCCGCGACCCGGACGCAGAGAAGCACCTGTGCCCGATGCCCCTCGACCTGATTGAGCGCTGCATCCGGCTCTGGTCGAATCGCGGCGACTTGGTCCTGTCGCCCTTCGCCGGCATCGGCTCCGAAGGCTACGCCGCGCTGAAGGCCGATCGCCGGTTCATCGGCGTCGAGCTGAGCGCCTCGTATTTCGCCCAGGCTGCGCGCAACCTTCGGGAAGCCGAGGCCTCGGCCGGAAACCTGTTCGCCGACATCCCCGCCAACGCCCCGATGGCAGCGGAGTAGCAGCGTGGCGGACCAAAACCTCATCGCTGACTTGGCCCGTGCCGGACTGGATCCCGAGCTGCTGCAGCGCGTGGTGATGGAGCTTGCCCGCGCCAGCGCTGAGCGGGAGGCGATCGAGGCCCGCCGTCAGAACGATCGTGAGCGTCAGGCCCGTCGCCGTCACGTGACATCACGTGAAGTCACAGGACGTCACGCGACATCACAGGACATCGCCGCCGACGAGGCCGAGACATCTTTTTCTAAGTTCGAAGAGTCTCCCCCTTCGCCCCCTAAAGGGGGCTCTGTCCCCCAGGGGACTCGGCCTCGGAAAGCCCGAAATCGCGCTCTGCCGACCGACTGGCAGCCCGGCGAGCGCAGCGATCGTGTTCGGGCTGAACTGGGTCGCTCGACCGAGTGGATGAATTCCACCGCGACCGACATGCGGGTCTGGGCCGAGAGCAAGGGCGAGGTCCGGTCCGACTGGGACGCGACCCACGATGGCTGGATGCGCCGAGAGGCGAAGCGCGAATGCGAGCGGCCCCCAGACAGCCGGGCCCCGCCTCGAGGGCCATCGCCAGGCCGACGCTCCACCAACGGACCCCTCTCCCTCCTCGCCAGCCTCAACGGGGCAGACCATGACCCTCCCGGCAGCTTCGAAGACCACCGCACCCTCGATCATGACCCGGCCGATGGCCGATCTGGTCGGTCGCTGCATGAACCGGATGGAGGATCACCCAGCGGTGCCTGGCCGGAAAGTCGTTTCCGCCTCCTCCGCGCCGGATGAGGCCGAGCGGGCGGCGCTGACCAGTCGGCGTGCCGAGCTGCTGACCGGCCTGCGCCCGGCGCCGCTGCGGGATCTCCTGCCGGTCCTGGTGAAGATCATCGCCAACGGCGACGCCTTCGGCATGAGCCGAGAAGAGGCGATCGAGAAGGCGAAGCTCTACGCCGAGGCCGCGCAGGGCATCCCGGTCTGGGCCATGGAGCGGGCGCAGATTGCTCTGGGCCGGCCGGGCTGGAAGTCCTCGTGGAACGGCCGCGGCATCCCGTCGAGTGCCGACGTCGTCGCCGAGTGCAGGGCCGTCCTCGCGCAGAGCGAATCCGAGCTCTACCGCCTGGGCCAGATCCTCGACGCCGAGGTGATCGACACTCAGACCACGCCGGAGCAGCGCGCCGAGGCGCTTGCCCGGTGGGAGGCGACCAAGGCCGAGATCGGCCGCAGCAGCGCCATGCCTGGCCGCACCGAGGAAGAGATCGACCGCGAGCGCTCCGAGATGGACCGGGCGAACGCGCGATTCCGCGAGCGAAAGGCCCGGGCCGATGCCGCCGTGGCCGCGATGGAAGCTGCCGCCAAGGCCGAGGCCGCCAACCGCAACCCGCCGTCACAGGAGAGCGCAGCGTGATCAGCATGAACCTGTTCTGGATGGTCCATGGCGACGGTCCGGCGAACCATCGGCATGGCTCGCGAGCATCGGCAGTCACCGAGGCCGAGCGCCTTGCTCGAGCGAATCCTGGGAAGGTGTTCGTAGTGCTGGAAGCCGTCGAGGCTGTGCGGAAGATCGACGTCGAGCGCGTCGAGCTGCGCCAGCCGGGAGCCCGGACGCCTCAATGGCCAGCGGCCCCCGACGACATCCCGTTCTGACGCAGCCCAACCCGTCCCAACTCCCAGTCGCGTACCCGAGAGAGGCCGGCCACCATGAGCAGCAAGACCTACGACGCCCAGCCGACGCCGCAACACAACGCTCGCCTGTTCGTGCTGGATGCCGACCCGGCCATTTGCGCGGGTGAGCGGTGCCGTTGGCCGAAGCCTGCTCTCGTTGACGGTGAAGCGCCCGAGCGCATCGGTCGGTTCGACCCGTCGCTGACCTACTATGCCGCGAGCGTCGCGTTCCAGGGTGAGCGCCGAGCCTGCGAGTGGCTGGAGCGCGCAGGCTTCTCACCCTTCGCCCCGAGCCGAATCGTGGAGCGTCGGCACGCTGGCCGGAAGTCGCTCGTGCGCCGCCCGGTGTTCCCGGGCTACGCCTTCGTCGGCAAGACCAAGGCCCAGTCCTGGCACAGCATCCTGCGCGAGCCCGGCGTGGTGTCGCTCGTGTCCTCGGGACCGACGCCGATCGTGCTTCCGCCGTGGCAGATGCGGCTGCTGGCGGCCGCGGATGAATTCGACGCCTACGATACGCCGAAGCCGCAGAACGCCTTCAGCGAGGGCCAGCGGGTGCGCATCATGGGCGCCATGTGGGAGGGGCTGATCGGACAGGTGATGCGGGCACCGGAGAGCCGACGCATCGCGATCCTTCTCGATGCCAGAGGGCAGAAACTGAAGCTGGATGTGGACGTTGACATGCTGAGGGCGGCATGAGATCGTTCGCCCATTGCGGGGCTGTGTTGCACGATTGCATCACCAGTCCTGCGGACGCATGCGCGCTTGAGCGATGCTCGCGCCGTCCCTTTGAATGTTTGAATTCAGGGTAATCAAATGGCCCGCGGCGGAAAGCGCCCCGGTGCCGGACGGAAACCTAAGCCGCGTCCACTGACGCCGGACGAGGTACGGTCCGCCGCTGACCGGGCGGAAGGCATCGGCAGCTACGATGATGAGGGCGGCTCCGACCAGTCTCGTGGCAGGGGTCGACCGCCTCTCTACCAGCCGCTGTTCGCGCGCCAGGCTGAGAAGCTGCTGAAGGACGGCGCGACTGACACGGACCTTGCCGGCTTCTTTGAGGTCGATGTCAGGACAATCTACCGCTGGAAGCTCCAGCATGAGGATTTTCGTCAGGCCCTAACGCGGACCAAGGCCGTGGCTGACGATGCGGTGGTAGCGAGCCTGTTCCGCCGCGCCACCGGCTACAGCCACGACGCCGTGAAGATCATGCAGGACAAGGGCTCGCCAGTCGTGGTGCCCTACGTCGAGCATTATCCGCCGGACACGACTGCGGCGATCTTCTGGCTCAAGAATCGGCGGCCGGACCTCTGGAGAGACAAACCGCCCGAGGATGGCGGCGGCGCCCCGCTGGAAATCGCTCGCAAGATCCGGGAGGCGGTGGCCCAGGCCGACGCGGTCGAGGACGCCGAGTGAGCCTCCTCACGCCTCGCTGGTATCCGCTGCGGCCCCTTCCTGAACAGCGGCGCCTGATCAGTTGCGGCACCCGGTTCTGCGTCGTTCCGGCCGGTCGGCGCTCCGGCAAGACCGAGCGGGCCAAGCGCTACCTGATCCGCGCTGCGATGCGCGAGACCCGGTTCGCAGACGCCCGGTTCTTCCTTTCGGCCCCGACCCGAGACCAGGCCAAGGCGATCTTCTGGCAGGATCTCAAGGCGTTCCTGCCGCCATGGATGATCAAGGACACCCGGGACGGTGAGCTGATGGTTCGCCTGGTCACCGGCACCGAGATCTGGGTCATCGGCCTCGACAAGCCGCAGCGCATGGAAGGGCGCAGCTGGAACGGCGGCATCATCGACGAGGTAGCCAACGTGAAGGCGACGGCCTGGCCCGAGAACATCCGGCCGGCCCTGTCAGACCGTCGCGGCTGGTGCTGGCTCATCGGCGTGCCCGAGGGTCGAAACCACTACTACGACATGTGGAAGCGGGCGATCTCGCGCTCTGATCCGGAGTGGGACGGCTTCACCTGGAAGAGCGCGGACATCCTGCCGCCGGAAGAGGTCGCCTCCGCTCAGCGCGATCTGGACCCGCTGACGTTCCAGCAGGAATACGAGGCCTCCTTCGTCAACTTCGAGGGCCGGGCCTACTACCCGTTCTCCGAGGCGGTGCACTGCCAGCGCCTCACCTACGACCCCGCCCGGCCGCTCGCTCTGTGCTTCGACTTTAACGTCGATCCGGGCGTCGCGGTCATCGCCCAGGAGCAGCGCCTCCCGAACGGCCAGGACGGCACCGGCATCATCGGTGAGGTCCACATCCCGCGGAACTCGAACACCCCCGCGGTGTGCCGGCGGATCATCCAGGACTGGGGCTGGCACGCGGGCCGGGTGGTGTGCTTCGGCGATGCGTCAGGCGGCGCCCGGGGCTCGGCCAAGGTGGCGGGCTCGGACTGGGACCTGATCCGGCGCGAGCTCGGCGCCCAGTTCGGCCAGCGGCTGTTCTTCGAGGTGCCGGCGGCCAACCCCGCAGTGCGCGCCCGGGTCAACGCGGTGAACACCCGGCTCAAGGCCGGCGATGGCACGGTCCGCATGATGGTCGACCCCGCCCGGGCGCCGAACGTCGTGAAGGACCTCGAGGGCGTCCGGCTGCTGGCCGGCGGCTCGGGTGAGATCGACAAGCGGGCCGACCCGGCGCTGAGCCATATCAGCGACGCGCTCGGCTACATGGTGGCCGCCGTGTTCCCGGTGACGACGGGCGGCGAGGCGCGCACGGGCCGCACGATCGGCATGTACTGAGGGGCGGCCGATGCGCAACGAGAACGACGCCGCCTGATGCCGCTCTCGTCGAAGCATCCGAAATACGCGGAGGCCGCGCCCGACTGGAAGGTGGTTCGCGACACCCACGCCGGCGAGCGCCGGGTGAAGGAACTCGGCACCGAGTACCTGCCGGCGACCTCCGGCATGATCGCAGCCGGGTTCATGAGCGGCGTCAGCAGCCATGCCCTGATCGGCCGGCAGCGTGAGGACGGCCAGGTCGAGGCCCGCGTCGGCGGCGCCTACCAGAACGAGGGCCAGGCCCAGTACGACGCCTATCGCTGCCGGGCGGTGTTCCATCCGCTGGTCGCCGCCTCCGCCGAGGCGCTGATCGGCATCATGCACCGCAAGCCGCCGACGATTGAGCTGCCCAAGAAGCTGGAATCGCTGCGGCAGGACTGCACCCAGGACCGCGAGGGACTGGCGACGCTGCTGCGGCGGATCAACGAGGAGCAGCTCCTCACCGGTCGGCTCGGGCTGCTGCTCGATGTGCGCGGCGATCTCGGCCCCGGAGCGTTGCCCTACCTCTCGACCTACGCCGCCGAGAGCATCCTGAACTGGGGCGTGGACCGAGTGACCTCGCCCGGCAAGCTGCTGTTCGCGGTGCTCGACGAGAGCGGCGACCAGCTGCAGGACGATCTGAGCTATGCGCACCAGCGGCGCTACCTCGTGCTGGGGGACGCCGCCACGGGATTCGTGAAGCGGGCCGCCGGCGCAGACGCCGAGATGCCCGCCGAGGGCTACGTCGCCGCGGCAGTGTCCGACACCGACGAGGCAGCAGCCCTGCCATTCGTGGCGCCGCAGATCGCCGGCACGAAGCTTCCCGAGATCCCGTTCGTGACGATCGGTGCCAAGGACCTGCAATGGGATCCGGACGCGCCGCCGCTGCTCCGGGTCGCCTCCATGGCGCTGGCGATTTACCGCGGCGAGGCCGATTACCGGCATGCCCTGTTCATGCAGGGGCAGGAGACGCTGGTCACGATCGGCGCCAAGACGGGCAGCGCCTACGCGGAGCCGGGTGAGGCCGTGAAGGGCCAGCCGGTGATGCTCGGCGCCAACGGGCGCATCGATCTCGACACGGGCGGCGACGCCAAGTTCATCGGCGTCTCGTCGAACGGCCTGTCCGCCCAGCGCCAGGCCATCATGGACGACAAGACCGCGGCCGCGGAGATGGGCGCCCAGATCATCGGCGACCGCTCCGGCGGCGCGGAATCGGGCGACGCCCTGGAGATCCGCGTCGCGGCCCGCACCGCCACCCTGTCGAGCGTCGCGCTCGCCGGCGCCCAGGGCCTCGAGCGCATCCTGAAGATGGCCGCCACCTGGGTCGGGGCGAACCCGGACGAGGTGAAGGTTACCCCGAACCTCGACTTCGCCGGCACGCCGATCACCGGCTCCGACATCCTGCAGATCACCCAGGCCAAGAGCATGGGCCTGCCGCTGTCCTGGGAGAGCATCCACGACTGGCTGGCTCGGAAGGGCTTCACCTCCAAGACCTACGAGGAGGAGGAGGACCAGATCGAGGGCGAGGGGCCGAGCGGTAGCGGCATCGGCCACAACGGCGGCCCTGCGCTGGACGATGACGACGAGGCGACCGACGAAGATGCCGACGCGGTCACCGACGACGACCTGAACGGCCTGTTCGCGCCCGAGACGCTGGCGGGCGCCTGATGCGGAAGCCGAAGGCGACGAAGCCGGGCGCGGCATCCGGCGGCAAGTTCGACTCGGCCAAGCACCCCCGTGCCATGGGCGGGCGGTTCGGATCGAAGGGCGGGGCCGGCGAGACCTCGCCGAAGAAGCTGACCGTCGGCGCCGAGCGCCTGAAGACGAGCGGCGTCACGGCGCAGGACAAGATCGTCGTGCTGTCAGGCCGGGTCCGGAAGTACCAGGGCCACGACACGGTCGAGAGCTTCGTGGCGAGCCACCCGAAGGGCCGAGCGCACGCGCTGCGGCTCCTGGCTGCGGATCATAAGGCCGGCCGCATCGGGTTCGGTGACGCGCAGAAGGCTGCCGACACAGCGAAGGCGAGTGCGGCCGCCAAATACGACGAGACCAAATTCTCGGACTTCTCGAACACCGACAACGCCACCGTGCAGGAGGTTGAGCGCGACCTCTACCGGGCGATGATCCAGAAGCCCGAGACGCCCGACGAGATCGCGGCCATCAACAACTACAGCGGGGCGAGCTTCTCCGAGATCAACGGTTTCCTCCGCAAGCGCGCGGCGGCCAAGGATCGGAGCAATCCCTACAAGGAGGAGGATCTCGGGCCCGAGATCCGCAACCTGGACCGGGTGTTGAAGCGCTCCAAGATGACCGAGGACACGGTCGTCTACCGCGGCATGTCGGGCGAGTTCGCCCAGCGGGTGAAGGCGCTGAAGCCCGGCGCGATCCTGCGCGATGGCGGCTACGTCAGCACGTCCCTGCACCGCAGCACGGCCGACGAGAGCTTTTCGGGGGAGGATGGCGTCGTTCTCAAGCTGCTGCTCCCGAAAGGGAACCGCGCCTACTTGATGAACGGCCGCGGCGCGTCCAGCTTCGCGATGGAGCATGAGGTCATGCTGCCACGAGGCTCGCGCTTCCGCATCCGGAAGGTCGAGGGCAACGTCCTGACCGCCGAGGTGTTGTGATGGCCACGCCGAAGAAGCCCGATACCGATCCCAATAAGGTGGTCACCCGCGAGGACGGCACTCAGGTGCGCCCGGGCCGCTTCTCCAGCGACGGCGAGGGCATGACGATCACGCAGCCCGGCGAGGAAGAGCCGGACTACGACGATGAGCACGACCCGGACGACGAGGACTGAGGCGCCAGCCGGTGGACGTCAACGACGCGATCCTCGACGCCCAGGTCAGCCACTCGGTCGGCCTGCAGCGTCTCGGCACCGGGATCCTCCGGCGCATCCTGGCGCTGCTGAATCGGACCGACGCCGATCTCGTAGAGCAGATCCGCACCCGCCTCGACGGCGTGGAGCCCGGCACCTTCGACACCGATTTCGCCACCGGCCGGCTGAAGGGCCTACTCGACGCGGTCCGGGCACTGAACGCCGACGTCTACGCTCGCATCCAGGCCGCACTCCTGAAAGAGGGGCTGAACCTCGCGAGCTACGAAGCCGAGTACCAGAGCAACGTCCTGGCCGAGCATGTGCCGGTCCGGCTCGACATCGTGCAGCCGACCACTGAGCAGCTGCAGGCGATCGTGATGAAGCGGCCGTTCCAGGGCCGCGTGCTGCGCGAATGGGCGCAGGGTCTTGAGCAGGGCCGCACCACGAAGGTGCACGACGCGATTCGAATCGGAATGGTCGAGGGCGAGACCGTCGACCAGATCGTCCGCCGGGTCCGCGGCACGCAGGCCATGGGCTACAAGGACGGTGTGTTGGAGATCACTCGGCGCGATGCCGAGGCCGTGGTCCGCACCGCGGTCAACCACATCGCCTCCGGCGCGTCCGAGGCGGTCTACGAGCGCAACGCCGACCTGATCTCAGGCGTCCGCTGGGTTTCGGTGCTCGACAGCCGCACCACCGCGGTGTGCCAGGCCCGGGACGGCAAGGTCTACGAGCCCGGCAAGGGCCCGCGCCCGCCGGCGCACTGGAACTGCCGGAGCACGACGACGCCGGTGACGAAGTCGTTCCGGGACCTCGGCATCGACCTGGACGAGGTGGACGCTGGGACCCGGGCGAGCATGAACGGCCAGGTTCCGGCCGATCTGACCTACGGCGCGTGGCTGGCGAAGCAGCCGGCCTCGCTCCAGGATGAGGTGCTGGGCAAGGCGAAGGGCCTGCTGTTCCGCAAGGGCGGGCTCACGGTCGACAAGTTCGTGGATCGCTCCGGCCACGCCTACACGCTCGACGAGCTGCGGCGGCGCGAGGCTGGGGCTTTCCGGAAGGCGGGCTTAGCGGCATAGTTGCTCTATGAGCGACGAAAAGCCGAAACGGATCGAGCCGTACCCCCAAGAGGACGACCGGTCGCTACCGTATCATGTCGCGAGAACTGCTTTGGACGCAGGCGCGTCACTGGTTCCGGGCGCAGGCTACGCCATCGGCGAGCTTGTCCGACACTTTATTGGCGAGCCACTCGAGAAGCGGCGTGAGGAGTGGTTTGCCAGCCTCGGTGAAGGGGTGATTGAACTGCAGGGGCGACTTGAAGGGTTCGATCCGGCTTCCTTATCTGGGAATGAGGAATTCATCAGCGCGGTCTACGAGACCACTCAGCACGCGATGAAGACGCATCATGCCGAGAAACGAGAGGCGCTGCGTAACGCTGTTCTCAACGTCGCGCGCGGCTATAGCCTTGATGAGGTTGAGCGCGGCGCGTTTATGTCGGTGATTGATCGCTTTTCCCCGTTTCATCTTACTGTGCTGCGGCTCTTGGCAGACCCGACATCTCACGCCGGGTATATGCGCGCCGTGCACAACGCAGTCATGGGATCACGGGAAACGTACATCAGCCGTGCTTTGCATGGGCAGGCTAACGACGGAGCTCTCGGGCGCGTGCTAGACGACCTTCGCCGCGAGGGTCTGACAGATGGATCGGAGCGCGGCGGCGTTTCAGGGACTGCCCTGATCGCAAGTGCGACAACACCATCGGGGAATCGCTTTCTGCGGTTTGTTAGCAGCCCGACAGAGTAGTTATGGCTGACACCCGCCGCGCCGAGAAGCCTGCGCGTCCGATCCCGCACCTCCAGTGGACGTGCCGGAAGTGCGAGACCATGGACGGAGTCTCGACCGCAGCCACGATGCGGATTCGCCAGGGCGGCTACGTCAGCTTGAAGACCGGCCGGATGACCGGCGGCAACTTCTACGAGGTCTGCGCCATGTGCTTGGCGCGCGGGCGGACGACGATTGTGGCGAAGGGCTAAGACAGCGCTTCTGCGATCAACGAGTCGATCGCCGATGCGATCTCCTGCTGCTTCGTTTCGCCCTCAGAGTGAGCGGCTGCACGGGTGCGGATCGACCCGATTTCCGCGTCGGACAAAGCGCCGCTCGCTCGTAGCGTCTTCATCAGTTCGATCAAGATTGCTGCAGCCGCAACAGGTCCGACCTCGGGAATTTCGCTCGCCATTTATCGCCTCCGGTTGAACCGGCGAAGATAATCGCCCGCCGACGATTCACCAGGGCATCAATGAGATCCGCGCCCCGAGTGCGGTCAACCGTCGGCAGCCATGGCGCTGACCGGCCTCTCCCGCCATGGGGCGGGACGACGGAGAGCAGCATGCAGGGCCTCAGCCTGTTTCGCCTCACCAGCGATCGCCGAACGGTCAACCTGGCGTCATGGCATTCGCCCCACTCGCTGACCTGGCGCTGGATCCTCTCCGCTGGGTTCCAGCGCATCGTCTTCGCCAAGCCGCGCGGCATGTGGAAGACGACCGGGCCGCACGTCTACCGGTGCGGCAGCATCGGGACCGTGCTCTCGGCCTTCGCCATGCGGCACAACAACGGCTGGCAGTTCGGCCTGACCGTGCTCGGCCTCGCGATCAGCTTCAGCCAGCAGCGGCCCATGTGGTTCCGCGATCTCTACTACGCGGAGCAGAATCGCCGCTACGAGCGCCGCGCCGCCTGATCCCAGCCCATTCCGACTTCCCCGGCCGCGATGGCGCGCGCCGGGCCCTGCGTCATGGGACGCAGCCATAGGAGCCCACCATGAAGCTCAAGAAGGTCTACGACACCGAGGCCGACGTCCCGGCCGACTACCTCTCGCTCTACGAGGAGCGCGACGGGAAGTGGCACCTCACCGTGGAGGTCGAGGGCACCTCGGACAGCGGCGATGTCGCCCGGCTGACCAGTTCCCTCGCGAAGGAGCGGAACGACCACAAGGCGACCAAGGACAAGCTGCGCGCGTTCGACGGCCTCGACCCGCAGGAGACCCGCGATCGCCTCGACAAGCTAGCCGACATCGAGGCCAACCCGGACGCGACGGTCGAACAGCGCGTCACCAGCGAGGTCGAGCGCCGGCTGAAGGCCAAGACCGCCCCGCTCGAGCGCCAGATCGCCCAGGCCAACGAGGCGAAGGCCGCCGCCGAGCGCGAGCGTGACGAGACCCGCGGCACGCTGCGCGGTCGCACCATCTCCGACGAGGTCCGCGCCGCGGCCTCGAAGGCCAAGATCATCGATTCCGCCGTCGACGACGTGCTGATGTACGGCAACAGCGTGTTCGAGGTCGGCGAGGATGGCCAGGTCGTCACCAAGGACGGCGTCGGCGTCACCCCGGGCCTGAAGCCCGAGGCGTGGCTCTCCGACATGAAGGAGCGCCGCCCGCACTGGTGGCCTGCCTCGCAAGGCGCCGGATCCACCGGTGGTCGTGGCGGCTCGGCCGGCGGCGACAACCCGTTCACGGCCGAGGCCTGGAACGTCACCGAGCAGGGCAAGATCGCTGCCGTCGACCAGGCGAAGGCCGAGCGCCTCGCGAAGCTGGCCGGCACCACGCTCGGCGGCGCCAAGCCGGCCCCGCGCAACCGCGCGGCCTGAACCTTTCCGGCAGCCCATGGGGCCGCCAACACCATCACCGGCCGCCGCCATGGGGCGCGCGGCCACCCTCCCTCGACCAAGAGCCCGAACACGACCGGCCGGCCATGGGGCCCGGCTTGGCGGTGCTGACGGATCAGACCCTCAAGCCTCCATAGGAGCCCATCATGGCCACCGGCGTTCTTCGCCTTTCCGACGTCATCGTCCCGTCCGTCTTCGTCCCGATGGTCCGCCGCCTGGCGGTGGAGAAGACGGCCCTCATCACGTCCGGCGCCATGGTCGCCGACCCGCTGCTCGACCGCTTCCTGGCGGGCCCGGGCCTGACCATCGACATGCCGCGCCTGAACCCGATCGATCGGCAGGACGTCGAGAACGTCTCCTCCGACGATCCGACCGTGTTCTCGACCCCGAACAAGCCCTCGACCGGCGACGAGATCGCGGTGCGCCTGTCGCGCAACAACTCTTGGTCCCAGATGGACCTCGTGCGCGCCCTGCTGGCCGCAGATCCGCTGGCGCAGCTCGCCAACGACATCGCGCAGTACTGGGCCTACCGCCGCCAGCGCGCGGTGATCGCCCACCTCGCCGGCGTGTTCGCCGCCAACGCGGCCGCGACCGACGCGAGCCACGTGCAGAACGACATGACCCGGGACATCTCGGGTGCGGGCTACACGGCGGGCGTGACCGACTTCAACGGCGCTGCCTTCATCCAGGCGCTGCTCACCATGGGCGACGCCATGGGCGGTATCGCGCTCGTCGCCATGCACTCGGTGGTCTACGCGAGCGCGCTGACCAAGAACCTGATCCAGTTCCGGCTGGACAGCGAGGCCAACCCGACCATCCCGACCTACATGGGCAAGGACGTCACCCTCGACGATTCCATGCCCAACAACGCGGGCGTGTTCGAGACCTGGCTGTTCGGCCGCGGTTCGGTGACCTACGGCACCGGCTCGCCCGAGGTCCCGAACGAGGTGCTGCGCATCCCGGGCGCCGGCAACGGCGGCGGTCAGGAGACCATGTGGGACCGCGTCGAGTGGGCCCACCACGTGCCGGGCACGGCCTACGTCGGCACCCCGCCGAAGGGCGGCCCGACCAACGCGGCCACCACCAACAACCTCGCCGCGGCCACGTCCTGGGCCCGTATCGCGAAGGACCGTCGGTCCATCCCGATCGCCCGCATCATCACCCGCGAGTTCTGACGCTCGCTCCGGGGCGCGTTCGCGCGCCTCGCCGCCCGCCCCGTAGCTCGATCACAGGAGGGCTGCCATGCCCCCGCGCAAGAACGACGACCAGACCGACGGCCAGGAAGACGTGGCCGGCCGCAACGCCGCGTCCGCCGAGGCCAACCGCGGCCAGTCCGCCGAGGGCGATGCCCCGGCCGGTACGCAGATGGAAGCGAAGCTGAAGACCGCCGCTGACAGCTCGGTCTCGCCGAAGTCCTCGACCCTGCAGAGCCCCGACGCCGAGATCCGGGCCGACCTGACCCAGGACGTGCTCACGGCCAATCGCGAGGCGATGCAGGCCGAGGTGCGCTCCGGCAAGGGTTCGACCGCGGGGGTAAGCAAGCTCCAGGAGCTGCACCAGTCCGTGGCCGATGCCCAGGGCGAGGTCGACGCCGCGATCCGGAAGCGCGATGCCGCCCGGGACGCCTATGACCGCGAGGTCGAGGCGCAGGCAGTCGGGTCGGCGCAGCCGTTCGGCGAGCTCGTCGCGGCCGCCCACGCCGCCGCCGACAAGCGGGCCGCCGAGGAGGCGGAACTCCGCAAGCGGCAGCTGGCCCGGTAGGCCACGACGATGGCCGGCGGCTTCTCCGGAGCGGATTGGCAGGCGAACCTCTCCCGCTGGGCTGAATTGCAGCTCGGCGGCAGGGAGGGGCTGCCTGCCGGTCCGCAGGTCCCGTTCTACCGGATGGGCGAGCCGGTCATCATCGAGGTGACGCCCGACAGCGCCGGCACGCCCGTCGAGGTGGTGCTTCCGCCGAACGCGACGTGCTTCCAGTACACGAACAATAACCCCTTCGCGGTGCGCCTCTGCGGCACCCGCGAGGGCCTCGACTTTATCCCCGTGACCACCCGCACGGGCTGGCTCTGGATGCCCGGCACCCAGGGCATCCGCACGACGCTGCGGCCGGTGCTGCTCTCGGCCATGTCGGTTGACGGCCCCTACGCGGCGACCTCGCCGGAGCAGAAGGCCGGCAAGGGCATCCTGGAGCTGCAATACGGCACGGGAGCCCCGGGCTGATGCTGCGCATCGTTCTTGCCTTCCTGCTCGCGGCGTCCCCGGCGCTCGCTGACACCGTCAGCCAGGTTCCGCCGGGCCGCGCCGGCATGGTCGGTCCGGCTGGCCCCGCCGGGCCGCCCGGCCCCAAGGGCGATAAGGGAGACCGAGGCGATGCAGGATCGCAGGGAGCAGCCGGACCCGCTGGCGATGTGGGCGCAACAGGCGCTCCAGGTGCAGGCGGCAGCCCTGGCGCTGTCGGACCAGCTGGTCCTGCTGGGTCTCGCGGCGCAGACGGCGTGGCTGGCCCTGCTGGTCCCGCCGGACCTCAGGGAATCACCGGTCCAACGGGCGCGACGGGACCAGCCGGCAAGGACGGCGCGACTGGTCCGCAGGGGAATACCGGAGCCGCTGGCCCGGCAGGGCCTCAGGGTGCTGTAGGGGCGAAGGGGGACAAAGGTGATGTCGGACCCGCTGGTCCTGGTGGCCCTTCTGGGCCCGCTGGCAGTCCTGGGCCTGCTGGTGTTGCTGGTTCAGATGGTTCGT